AGAAAACGCTGGTATCGCGTACGCTCTGGACGGGAAAGTAGAATTTTCCGTTCATGGCACGCGGTCTAGTGGTGACCTGAACACTTCACTTGGTAATTGCATTATCATGTGTGCATTGATACGATCCTTTGCGCGGCAGCGCAACATCACAATAGAGCTCGCCAATAATGGTGATGATTGTGTTGTTTTCATGGAGAATGAGGATTTAGCAAGATTTGAATACGAGCTGGATGCGTGGTTCCGGGGTCATGGTTTTGCTATGACGACAGAGCCCGCCGTACGCCGTTTCGAGCATATTGAGTTTTGCCAAACGCAACCGATACAAACGTCCAATGGGTGGATAATGGTTCGTAAACATCATGCGGTGTTTACAAAAGACCCTATGTGTCTTGTCACAGTTCCAAATGACAAAACATATCGTAAGTGGTTAAATGCCGTCGGGCAGTGCGGAGCGCATGCCACGGCTGGAGTTCCAGTACAACATGCTTTCTACAGTGCTTTCGAGCGCTTGGGAATCAATGCTAGTGCAGGGCTCATTAGAACCGTATTCCACAACACAAGCTGGAACCAGAAATTGGCAGGCTTGGAGTTGAGTTCAACCCATATCACTCCGGAGGCGCGCGCATCGTATTATGCCGCCTTTGGGGTACTCCCTGATGCACAAGTTGCTATGGAGGAGGCGTTTGGTAGTGCCACGATGGAACAGTTAGGAAACATGATAGTTGAGCGTCCGAATGCTCTTCAACCCGGGATAAGTTTATTACAACATATCCACCATGAATAGACCTAACACCATCAACCAATCCGCGCGTAAACGTAGAGCTAAGCTCCGAGCTGGCACACGTACGCGTACCAAAGACGTATTTGGGAGGCCTAGTGGCCTGTTGTCCAATCCGAGACAATACGTCCTTGCTGTAATTGATCCCTTCGCACCGGAAGCGGTTGGAGTAAAGCTGCCAGATTTTGATGGCAACGCTTCATTCACCGTAACCTCGCGCGATGATCTGTCCATCTCCGTCAATGCAGTCGGAGCGGCAGGTGCATTACTACAGTTTGGCGCATCCGGACGCAATCAGACCCAGTCAATAACTGCGACTGCCACACAGTTCACCACTGTCGGCGCGCAAAATTCTGCCTGGTCCGATTATACATCCGGCATGCTTGCATCAACCAATTCGGTTGCTTCTCGCATGATCAGTGGAGGTATTCGTATCTCCAACATTTTGTCTCTGGCTGGAGCAACTGCTGCACAAGGCAGGCTTATTATTGCCCCCCTACCTAACTACACCGTTTATAACACCGGTACATTCACTGAATCATCTATTCGCAAGTTGCCCGGATCAGTCGTGATTGCGCTTGCAGCGCTCGCGGCTTCATCTGAGCCTGTGTGTTGTTATTCTCGTGCGTTGGATCCGTCTGCATACTCATATGTGCAGCCAGGGTACACACTCACTGGAACAGCAAATGATGACCCACAATTTACCAGTTTTGTCCTCATGATCGTGGGTGCTCCGGCAAACACTACTCCGCTCATTGTTGAGATGGTAGCCCATTGGGAGGCTTTACCAGTTCTCGCACAGGCAGCTCTCACGAGTCCCGCCATGCGATCGAGTCAACGTGTGATGGAGGAGGCACACAACATTTCGGAAGTTATGGAACCAATTGTTAGTCATGGTCCACATTTTGGTCCAGACAACAGACGTCAGTCGTTACGCAAACGTTACCAGCCCGTTGGGCCAACGCTTGATTGAGCGCGGTAGCATTGACACACTTATCACACAACATTACAAACATTAAAACAACCATACTAGCCACGGAGAAGGGCGCGGGAGGGAAACCCGGCTGACCTCAAGATAGTACTCTTTACGGTTGTGAACTTAGAAAACACTTGTTGTGGTTGGAGAACGTGTCGTGCAACCTGTCCGCAGCGCCAGCTAATGATCAGAAACAGATCGGCGCACACCTGGAGAAATCTCGAAAGAGTGGGTTCCATAGGGTGTAGTTTCATTTGATACGCT